CTAAATCACGATATATTCAGCAACTTTGTCTCCAATTCCGTCCGCTTTGTCCTTTGCTAAATGAGTATAAGTGTCCAGAGTCATAAAGATTTTAGAATGTCCAAGTCTTTCCTGCGCAACTTTTGCAGGCACACCAGACTCAAACAACAATGATGCGTGAGTGTGCCTAAATCCATGCAAGTTAATCGCTCTAAAATTATTTCTTTTAATGACATTTCTCAAATTGCATCTGACAGAGTCGGGAGAGAAGTTGAATAATCTAAAGCTTTCATGAAGTGGCTTAACTGATTGTCTAATAATCCGCTTAGCTAGTTCCATCGTCTCAGCATCCATTGATACCTCACGAATGCTCTTTTTAGTTTTAGGAGTTCCGGTGATAACCCCGTCAAGCGTTTTAGCAAATGTTTTTGTGATACTGATCGTGTTTTCTTTAAAATTAAAATCAGTGTCTTCAAGCACGATGCACTCGCCAATTCTCAGACCACAAAAAAATAAAATTCTATAAACCAATTGATACTCTAGCGGTTCTGTCTCTTTAACCGCATTCAAAAATGCACTGATTTCTTCTTTAGTGTAAAAGACAGGTTCTTTCTTTTTGGCAGTGCTGCGAGGCCTCATCGTTCTATCCATCGGATTGACATCAATAATGTTCAGGTGGATAGCGAACTTAAAAATACGATTGATGACGCTGATATATAAGCTCATTGCTGATAAGTCAGACAGATTATTAATTACCTTTTGACACATCATTGCGCTTATTTTTGATATGACTTTATCTCCTAAAAGTGGTTTGATAGTGTCAAAATAATAGTGATTAGTTGTCAAAAATGTAGATGCTTTAACTGTGTTCTCATACTGATCTAGCCACATTTTAGCAACTTCATCAAATGTTGTTCTGTCATTGTTCTTCCAAGCGCCCTGCCTTTGAAACTCCTCAACTAACTTAACTTCAGCGCGCTTTGCTTCTTTAATCGTCTTAAATCCTTGACGCGTCGTCCTGACTTGCTTTCCAGTCATTGGGTCAACGCCCAGATAGGCATTAAGCTTATAAGCAGTTGTTCCATCTTTTTTTGTGTATTTTTTTATCATTGTTTTTTTCCTCTCTTTTTTGCGCTGGGGAAGTGCTAAAATTTGGAAAGGATATTGGCATCACCTCCTAAAAATGATAAAATTAGAGTATAAGAAAAGAGCAGAAATTCTCCTTTCTTTTAAAGTTATCTAACCTCACTACTTAGCTTGCCGGCGGGAGTGAGGTTTTTTTATTTTGTCTTCCAGGTCGCGTCGTTGTAGGTCAGGTCAACGCCACCTTCATTTTTAATTGCAAAGACTTGAGTTAGATTTACTTTTTGGCCTGGCGTTAGCACATCTACGCTTTGGGAGCTTACTCCTTCAAGGTAAGGTACCCACTCGCCCACATCTCCCTTTGAGTCAATGATCGAGAAGGCAGTTAAATCTATTGTCTTGTCAGATGTATTTTCGAAAGTTGCGTCTGCGACAACTGGTATCATTCCAGTGTAGTCTTGGCTTGAATATTCTGTATTGAGTTGCAGATTTTTATCAATTGCAATTCTTGTAACGGTTACTTTCAAGCCATCATCAGAACCACCGTTAAATTTGTCATCAAAAGTGTGACTGTCTCCGACTGTCAGAACTGATGACTTTGGTTGTTCTTCAGAGCTAGAAGTTGAGACTTTTTCAATCTTTTTTATTTCTTTAGTTTCAGTCTTGTTCTCAGTTGCGCACGCAGCAAGAGAAAAGAGTAGAAGTGTTGACACAGTGATAAGTGATAATTTTTTCATCCTAAATCTCCTAAATTAATTTTTTGAATTCATCTTGTATCATTTGCTGGCCCCAGCTCGTTGAGATCTTATACTTATTTGCGAACTGCAACCAGTTAAAATCATATATGTCATTATTTGCTAAGTGTTTTTTAAGCAACTCTCTGACCATAAATCTTTCAGCTTCATTCTCATATTTATCTCTAAGCCTTGCATAGAGCTTAGGGTTGTGTCTAATGTGCCCTAGCTCATGCAAGATTATTCTATCACGTTCTTTCTCAGGAATTCTGTCGCTGAGAAAAATAGTTCTTTCTGGTGGGAAGTACGCCCCATCTCTCGGAAAAAGGTCTTTGTCAAAAACAATTAATCTTATATCATATTTTTCTAAAATCTCATTTATCTTCACCGTATTTATCTCCGAAGTATAGTTTTACCAGACTTTCAAATTTATCTTTTTCCTCGTCTGTTAACGGCTTTCCGTCAAGCATCATAGCAAAATCTGCAATGCGCGTGATCTCAATAACGGGTTTTTCAGGTTCGGTTTCAAGCTCTTCTCCAAAAAGGATGTAGTCTGTTGTTGTCCCTAAGATAGTAGCAAGCTTAACAAGCTTTCCACCATTAGGTAAGTTTACGCCACGCTCCCATTTTGAAATGGTGCTTTGGGACTTATATCCCATTTTTTCAGCAAGCTCTAACTGCTCTAATCCATTTTGTTCCCGAAGACTTTTTAGCCTGTGTGCGATTTGAGTATTCGCTTCCATAGTATTTTGCTCCATATTTTTTATTGTTGTTGTAATTACATTATATAGTAGAAATGATTTAAAATCAATAAAAAAGTAATAAAAACCAAAAAAATATGATAAAAAATCAAAAAAACTGTTGACATATGATTTTTTATCATGTATCATAGGCTTACAAATAAAAATTAATGATTGCAAATCATTAGAAAGGAGACCGGAGTATGGATAATCATGTTACAACAATCGCCGAACTCAGGGCAAAAAATGGGAAGATGTCACAGTCTGCTCTTGCCGAAAAACTTGGAGTGTCACAGGCGACCGTGTCAAGCTGGGAAGATGACATATCATCTATCAAAGGCCGACACCTCATCATGCTTTGCCAAGAATTTAAAGTTAGATCTAGCGACCTTTTAGGGGTTTAATTTTTTGGGCGACACATGATTTTAAATCATATAAAAGAGGTATCAACTATGAACTTACAACAGACTCTTGATGACTTAGTTGCAAATCTTGCTGATCGTCTAGCAGATGAAGCGATAGAAGCTCTTAAGCGTCGGGAAGAAGCAACTTGGCTCACACAACAAGAGCTAATGGAACGTGAAGATTGCAGTTGGCAGTTCATCAAGCAGATGGAAAGCTACGGCCTGCAATCAATCAAGCAAGGCAAGACAAAAAAGTATTGTCTAGCAGATGTTAACGAGATAAAGCATCTCATGAAAAACTAAAATGCGCTGGGGAGTGCGGAGGAACAAAATGAAATTTTTTAATTGGATATTTAGCAAGAAAAAAGAACAAGAAGTAAAAGAAGAGTGGACAATTCAAAGCTGAGGCTGGGAAGCTAACGCAAGACAGTACGACGATTTTATCGCTCATATGAGAGGTCAACAATGAGTGAAGAACTTAAAGACTACTTAGCCGTTTGTATTGCAAAGGCTGATGCGATTGACTTGTTGCTTGAAAAAGGATGGGTTAAGCAATCACATCTTGACTATATCTTAAACGAGATTGACCCGTCTGCGAGAGAAGTTTTAGAAAAAGAATGGAGACAAACAAATGCCTAGAAATAAACTATCAGATTTAAACAATCATTTATTTGAGACACTAGAACGCTTGAATGATGAAGACTTAACAGCTGAAGAACTTGTTAGAGAAGTTGAGAGAAGTAAAGCGATAACTTCAGTAGCAACTAAAATCATTGACAATGGCCGACTTGTTCTAGACGCGCAAAAGACTGCTGCAGAATTCAACGGCCGAAGCAAAGTTAACTTGGAGCTTTTAAATGGCTAGAAGATTATTGACCGAAGAACAGCATCAGTTCTTTATCAAAAATGTTGAAGGCAAATCTGATGTGAGAATGACCGAGCTTATGAATGAGAAATTTGGCTTGTCTTTATCAAATAAGCAAGTACACGCTTATAAGTGTAACCACAAAATTAGAAATAATGTACCTCATTCAAATCGAAACCAGGGCATAAGACTCTTCAACGCAGAACAGTTTGCTTATTTTAAAACAATTTATAAGGGCCGGCTATCCAAAGAAACTGCTGATCTGATTAACAAAAAATTCGGAACTAGCTTCACACCTTTACAAATTAGAGCTTTTAGACGAAATAACGGTTTCGACTCTGGCGTTAGCGGTAGGTTTCAAAAAGGCGTGCCTTCTTACAACAAAGGCAAGAAATTCCCTGGTAGAACAAATTCGGGAACATTTAAAAGCGGTCACACTCCAGTTGGCCAAAAACCAGTTGGCTCAATTGTTAAGACTAAAGACGGCTACCACAAAATAAAAATCGCAGATCCTAAAACATGGGTTCTCTGTCATAGGTACGAGTGGGAGAAACACAACGGGCCAATTCCTGATGGGTACACAGTTGCGTTTTTAGATGGTGACAGGTCAAATTGGGACATCTCAAATCTGTGTTTAGTCTCAAAAGGTGAGTTGGCCGGAATGAACATGAAGAGGTTATTCTCAACTGACCCAGAGCTTACAAAAGCCGGTCTGTCTGTTCTCAGGATAGAAAGCAAAATTAGAGAGGTGCAGAAATGACAAATGAAAAAATAAGATACATTGACGATCTGGAATTATTAGGTCCAGACGCTAGCGTGACTCTTGTCATCGAGGGTTTCAACTGCTTGGTTCGCAGGGTTCACGATGGGCATCTGTGTGGTTACGTTGAGTATCCCCCAGAATTATCGCAAGATCCGTACAATGACATTATTTGTCATGGTGGAATTACCTATTATGACACAGACGAAATTTTCCCGACAGGAAATTCGTACATCGGTTTTGATACGGCTCATGCCCATGATTGGGTCGTGTGGGACATGTCAGGCCACGGAACGTATAAGAATTTCGGGTATGTAGTGACAGAGTTGTTAAGCATCATCAAGCAGCTTAAGAAATTCCAAGGAGAACGCGAATGAATGAAAAATATCTAGAATATGCCATGGAACATTTAGAACGTGAACTGTTCATTATTGATAATCCAATGGTCAAGGTTTACGAGGTTTGGGATGAAGACGGGAATTACAATGATGAACTTGAAGAGCATACATACGTTAAGAACCCAGACTTCATTAAAAAAATCCATGACCGTCCGCAATATCGCGCAGAAATCGTGAAAGATCTGCACGACATCAAGCAGATTTTAGGGAGGTGAGGCTTTTGATTGCATCAAAAAAGACGGCTTAGGACACCGTCAAAATAAAACACATTTCAAGTAGATTATAACAAAAAGGAGAGAAAAAGCAATGATTGAATTGACATTTAAAGGCAATAACCTTGAAGAGGTATTTGCCGCGATGCGTGAAGCACTTAAAGGTGCTAAATCTAAAAAAGTGGAGCCGGTGAAAGAGGAACAAGTAGAAGAAAAGCCGATTGAAAAAGTAGAAGTTTCTGAGGTAAAAGATTTCACACTAACGATGAATGATATTAAGCGTTTAACTAAAGCTAAGCTTGAAGAAGGTAAATCGGTTCAGGTTAAAGAACTTCTTGCGGATTTTGAGGTTGGCAAAGTAAGTCAACTTGTAGAAGACCAATTCATCAGTTTCAGTGAACGCTTGGAGGAATTGTAATGCCAGTAGAAAATCACGCTTTGCTATCAGCGTCCAGCGCGCACAGATGGCTCTACTGCCCAATGCTTCCAAGATTAGAAGCAGAATTTCCAAGTCGTGACACGGTCTACACTCAAGAAGGAACTTCAGCGCATGAGTTGTCTGAAATCAAACTCATGTGGAAATCAGGAAAAATCAACAAGCGCAAATTCAATCAGTTAGTTAAAGCATTTAAAGAAAATACTGACTATTATAACGAGGAAATGGAAGAAATGACAGAGCTCTATACAGACATTGTCATGGAACATTTCAACTCATATGAAGAGGCAGATATTGAGCTTGAGAAGCGTGTTGATTTCAGCGACTGGGTACCAGGCGGATTTGGGACATCTGATGTTGTCATTTTATCTGATGGAGTCATTGAGATTATCGACTTGAAATATGGAAAAGGTATGCCAGTATCAGCTAACCAAAATCCACAAATGGGCCTATACGCACTTGGTGCTTATGCAGCTTACGATATGGTCTATGACTTCGACAAGATTAAGATGACAATTATTCAGCCAAGACTTGACTCAGTAAGTTCCGTTGAGATTTACGTAGAGGAGCTTCTCTATTGGGCCGACAACGTTGTTCTTCCGATGGCTGCCCAAGCAGATGCTGGAATTGGGGAATGGGACTTAAGTGCGAAGGTGCTTCAATGGTCTCCGGTTGCAGCTAAATTAGTTCCAAGAGCCCAACAGAATTGGGAAATTATTGATCGTTATGACTATCAAGAACCAATCTACTTATCTGATGAAGCCATCAAAGACATCTTAGACCATGCGACTGAAATCAAAAAATGGGTTGAAGCTATTGAAACTTATGCTCTCACTCAAGCCATGCAGGGACATGAAATTCCTGGCTATAAAGTTGTTGAGGGTAGAAGCAACCGCATCATCACTAACAAAGAAAAAGCAATTGATATTTTACAAGATAACGGCTTTGACGATGAGATTTTTAAACCGAAAGAGCTGTTAGCAATGGGAGCTCTTGAAAAGTTAATAGGTAAAACCACTTTTGCAGATTTATTAGCAGAAGTAATTGATAAACCACAGGGCAAACCTGTACTTGTCCCTGAAAAGGATAAGCGCCCAGCAATAAACAGCTTAGAACAAGCTATTAAAGATTTTGAATAAAGAGGAGAAATTAATTATGACAACAACACCAAACACAACTAAAGTAATCACTGGAAAAGTACGCCTAAGCTACGTAGCTTTATTGGAACCAAAAGCATTTGAAGGTCAGGAAGCTAAATACTCAACAGTTATCTTAATTCCAAAAACTGATACTGTGACAATCAATAAAATTAAAGACGCCCAAAAGGTTGCCTATGAAAATGCCAAAAATGACAAACTAAAAGGCGTTAAATGGGAGCGCGTGAAGACAACACTTCGCGACGGTGACGAAGAGATGGACACCGAAGAGCATCCAGAATACGCTGGTCATATGTTCATGTCAATCTCAAGCCGAACTAAACCGCAGATCATTGACAAGTACAAAAACCCAGTCGACTCAGCAGACGAAGTTTATTCTGGGGTATATGCTCGCGTCTCATTAAATGCTTATGCTTACAACACAGCTGGCAACAAAGGAATTTCATGCGGACTTAACAACGTTCAGATTGTTGCTAAGGGTGATTATTTAGGAGGTAAGACTTCAGCAGACGCGGACTTCGACGAGTGGGACGAAGAAGACGACGACGATATTTTATAAGAGAGGGCCTCATTGAGGCTCCTCATTTTTAAAGGAGAAACATGAGACATCTAAATATTGATATTGAGACCTATTCGTCAAATGATATTAAAAATGGCGTCTATAAGTATGCAGACGCGGAAGATTTTGAGATTTTACTTTTTGCCTACTCAGTTGACGGCGGAGAAGTTGAATGCCTTGACCTGACTAAGCAAGATTTACCAGATGACATCAGAGACATGTTATTTGACAAAGAAGTCAGAAAGCACGCTTTCAACGCCCAATTTGAGAGGGTCTGTCTCAGTCGCTACTTAGGAGTTCCAACTTATCTAGACCCAAGTCAGTGGCAGTGCACAATGGTTTTAGCCCAAGAACTTGGTCTACCATCTAGTTTGGAGCGCTGCGCTAATTACCTCAACCTTGCGCAAGAAAAAGATGCGGCAGGTAAGAACCTAATCAAATACTTCTCAATTCCATGTAAGCCGACCAAGGTAAATGGCGGAAGAACAAGAAATCTACCTGAACACGACCCTGAAAAATGGCAAATGTTCATCGACTACTGCGTCCAAGATGTCGTGGTTGAGATGGCCATAGCCGAAAAGCTTGAAGCAATTCCAGTCAATGAGAGAGAGTGGGATTACTATGCTTGCGACCAACGAATTAATGACAGAGGCGTTGAACTTGATACTGAGTTAGTAGAGTCAGCACTCTACTGCAAAGACTTAAAAATGGAAAGCTTGTCTAAAGAGCTTAAAGACATCACAGGTCTTGACAACCCGAACAGTAGGGCCCAACTTCTACCGTGGTTAAAAGAAAAGGGTTACTCAGCTAGTGCGCTAACTAAGTCAGATGTCGAGAATGAGATTAAGTCGGCAAGTGGAGAGCTCAAACGAGTTCTTGAATTAAAACTTCAAACAGCCATGTCAAGCCTGAAAAAATATGAGGCTATGGAGAGAGCAATGTGCTCTGACAACAGAGTGCACGGACTTCTTCAATTTTACGGGGCGAGTCGAACAGGACGCTGGGCCGGTCGGGTGGTTCAGGTTCAGAACTTGGCCAGAAATTATCTTAGTGATCTAGATGATGCACGAAATTTTGTTAAAAAGCGTGACATAGACGCAGTTGAAATCTTATATGACAGTCTGAATGACACCCTGAAACAATTAATCAGAACAGCTCTAATTGCTAAAGACGGTGCAGAGTTCTATGTGTCTGACTTCTCAGCGATTGAAGCTCGCGTCATTGCTTGGTTTGCAGGCGAGAAATGGCGCTTAGAAGTGTTCGCAACACACGGAAAAATCTATGAAGCATCAGCTAGTCAGATGTTCGGAATTCCGATTGAAGAAGTTGATAAAGGGCTTCGGCAAAAAGGTAAAATCGCAGAATTGGCGCTTGGCTATCAAGGAGGGCCTGGTGCGCTTAAACAAATGGGCGCTCTAAACATGGGACTTGAAGAGGGAGAGCTTCAAGGTCTTGTTGATGACTGGCGCAGAGCCAATCCAAACATTGTTCAATTTTGGAAAGATGTCCAAAGAGCAGCAACAAGGGCCCTCAAAATGAGAAGGCCAATAAAACTAGGTAAACTAACCTTTAATTATCGAAAAGGCTTCTTGCTGATCAAGTTGCCAAGTGGACGCAACTTAGCCTATGCAAGAGCCAAGGTTGAGTCTGGAGATTACGGGGACAAGATAAGCTATGAGGGTCAAGGTGACAAAGCCTACTTCACAAAGCAAGAAACTTACGGTGGCAAGCTTGTCGAGAACATCGTGCAAGCAACTGCAAGAGACATCTTAGCCGAGGCGCTTCTCAGGATTGAAGAGGCTGGGCATGATGTCGTCTTCCACGTTCATGATGAGGCCATTATCGAGGGATCAGGCATGACGATTGAAGAAGTTAACAACCTGATGGCTCAAGCGCCTGACTGGGCGGAGGGCCTACCACTAAATAGTGAGGGCTACATAACAAAATATTATATGAAAGATTAAAGAAAACATGAAGCAATTAAGAGAACAAGAAATGATACGAGTTAAGCACTCACCTCAAAAAGAGCTTCACATTTCGACGGCTAACTCAAGAACTTCAAAAACTTGGAAAAACATCACTCTAACCTGGCAAGAACTGGTTGAGAGACTGCAAAAACCAACAGTCACTCAAGAGACATTTGCTGAATACAGTAAGATGTCAAGAGCTGAAAAAGGTCAAGTTAAGGATGTTGGAGGATTTGTCGGTGGCTGGCTAAAACAAGGTAAGCGTAAAAATGAGAACGTTCAGAGTCGTTCTCTTGTTGCGCTTGACGCTGACAGTCCAAGCGACGATTTCTTGGACAAGCTTGAGATTTTAGCGGACTACGCTTACGCACTATATAGCACACACAGCCACTCAAAAAAAGCTGCTAAATACAGAATTATCATTCCAACTGATAGATTGATGATGCCTGATGAGTATGAGCCAGTGGCTCGCTACTTGGCCAACCAACTTGGCATGTCAAACTTTGATGACACTACATATCAAGCGTCAAGGATGATGTTCTGGTCAAGCCATGCAAGTGACGCTGACTATGAGTTTATCTTAAATGATGACAAGCTCTTAAGTGTTGATAGCGTACTTGATACCTATCCAGACTGGAAGGACTCAAGCTTTTGGCCAGAAAGTGAAACTCACACAGTTAGACGACAGCATGAAGCCAAAAAACAAGGTGACCCACTAAGTAAAAAAGGCTTAATCGGGGCGTTTTGTCGGACCTACGACATAAGACAAGCCATTGCAACCTTCTTAGAGGGCGTCTATGTTGAAGGTACAACAGATGACCGTTATACCTATGTTGAGGGTTCAACCGCAAATGGATTAGTTATCTATGATGATGTCTTCGCTTATAGCCACCATGGAACGGACCCAGTTGGCGACACGCTGGTTAATGCTTATGACCTTGTCCGCATCCACAAATTTGGAGACTTAGACAGTGATGCTAAAGATGGACTAGCTACAAGTAAGCTCCCATCAAGCAGAGCCATGAATGAATATGTCGCAGATCTGCCAGAAATAAGAGACCACTTACTAAATGAGGCTATCGGAGATTTTGATGAAGAGTTGCCAGTTGAAGATGATAGAAGCTGGCTTGAAATTGACAGTAAAGGCGAGCCTGAAGTCAACAGCTACATGCTTGCTACTCAGATTTTAAAGGAAGTGCCAGTCTATTGGGATGGCTTTGAGTTTTTGAGATATGACGCTGAAAAAGGCATCTGGCTGCCAAACGCCGAAGAATTTATTAGAAGCTACATCTCAACCAAGAAGCTTGGAAAAATCACTAAGATTAGACACATCAACGAAACGCTCGTAGCCATAAGGGCCCAAGCCTTTTCAAGTGAAGTATTCAATGAGAGTGACATCGATAAGATTGTTTTAGCGAATGGCGTCTATGACATTAAGACTAACAGCTTCTCAGGTAAATTTGACCCAGATTTGCACGCAAGGTCAAGCCATCCCATTGAATATGATCCTGCTGCAACTTGCGAAACATTCGAGGGCTTTCTTAAAGCGACGGTTGGGGCTGAGAACGTTGACTTCATCTACGAGTGGTTCGGCTATAACTTTTATCGTGAGTACACTATCCAAAAGATGCTTTTTATCTTTGGTAGTGGTGGAACCGGTAAGTCTACTATTATCAACGTGCTTAGAGAGATGATAGGTTCTGACAACTATTCAGCGGTAACTTTACAGTACCTCATGCAAGAACGCTTTGCCAAAATTGGCTTATATCGTAAGACGGCCAACTTTGATACTGACGCTAAGCCTCAGTATTTAGCTGATGGAGCTACGCTTAAGATGTTGACTGGTGAAGATACTATACACGCTGACCGCAAGAACAAAGAACCTATTAACTTCTACAACTATGCTAAGTTGTCATTTGCAATGAATGAGCTTCCACCAATGCGTGATTTTAGTGGAGGTCTCAAGCGTCGGATGATGATCCTTGAGATGAACAAGGTTTTAACTCAAGAAGTTAAAGACGAGTTTCCACTTGATACCATCATGAGTGAATTACCAGGGATCTTTAATAAGGCCATGGTTGGGCTTAGAAAGGCCCTAGCTAAGAAAGATTTTAGCGTAAGTAAGAGCATGAGGGACAGCGTTGAGAAGTGGGAGAAAGGCAATGATGTTGTTGCATTATTCTTAGAAGACGAGTGTGAAATGGGAGAAGATTTCAAAGTGCCCGTTTCAGATGTATATCCAGCCTATAAGAATTATTGTATGGACTCAGGATACAAACCACTAGCCAGAAATTCATTTGTCCAACGATTAAATGAGATGAATTATGAAAATAAGAATTCAAAAATTGCAGGAAAAACGGTCCGCGCTTGGGTCGGATTTAGGCTAAAATCTGAGTTTTTATAGGTTACGTTTTTTAAGATGAAATGCAGCAAGAGGATTTTTGGTTACGTAGTTACGTGAAAATTAAACTCAAAAAACTTTTTAAAAGTTGAAAAAAAACGTAACTACGTAACTTTTCCAAAAATCCGTATCTGTCATAGCCGATTTACGTAACTGACATAACTTTTATGTAACCTCAAGAATGCAGTCATATCAAGGCTTTAGACCCTAAGGTTACGTAGTTACGTTTTTTCTTTATTAAACTTAATAATAAATAAAAAAAGAGTATATAAAAGAAAAAGGGTTATATAAAACACTTTTATAAAAAAGAAATAATAAGTTGAAAAAAAACGTAACCCTGACCAATACTGACCAAGGAGAGAGATGTGAGGACTGAAAAGGACATTGAAAATTATTTGAAAAGAAAAACTAAGGGCCTCTGTTTGAAATTCACTAGTCCAGGTACGGTAGGAGTACCTGACAGAATTATTGTGATGGAGACCGGCATATTTTTTGTTGAGGTTAAAGCACCAGGGAAAAAACCAAGACCAAGCCAAATCTTGATGCACAAAAAAATAAAAGCAGCAGGACAGCCAGTCTGGGTTGTGGATTCTTACGAGTCAGTTGATAGGGCCTTAGCAGAAATGGAGAATTGGAATGAAGCTACATGATTATCAAGAGTATGCCAAAACTTGGATAGTTGAACATTCTTATTGTGGACTTCTTCTTGATATGGGCCTTGGTAAAACGCTAACGACTTTAGCAGCTATTGACGAAATCGAGAACATCTTTTGTGAGGGAAATAAAATCCTGATCATTGCACCAAAAAAAGTGGCTGAAGAAACCTGGTCTACTGAGATAGAGAAGTGGCATTTTGATTTTACCTACTCTAAAGTTTTAGGCTCTGAGAAAAAAAGAATTGAAGCTTTAGAAAAAGAAGCTGATATCTATATCATCAATCGCGAAAATGTCGTCTGGCTTGCAGAGTATTATCAAACAAAGTGGCCATTTACTTTTGTCGTCATTGATGAGTTGTCCAGTTTTAAGTCAAGTAAAGCTAAACGTTTTAGGGCTTTGCGAAAAATCAGGCCTAAAATAAAAAGGCTAGTGGGTCTAACAGGAACCCCAGCACCAAACAGTCTGATTGACCTTTGGCCCCAGATCTATCTTATGGATAGGGGAGAAAGACTAGAGACAAGTCAGACAAAATTTAAAGATCTTTATTTTAAACCAGACAAGAAAAATGGGCCAATCGTGTATAGCTGGACACTTAGAGAAAATGCTGAAGAAGAAATCTATCAAAAAATTGATGACATCTGTATAAGCATGAAAGCAAAAGACTATCTCAATTTACCGCAACGAACAGATAACATTGTGCCAGTTAGCTTGTCTAACATGAGAGCTTATAAGCAGCTTGAGAGAGACTTGGTTCTTGAGTTTAAAGATCAGGAAATTACAGCTTCAAACTCAGCAGTTCTTGCTAATAAGCTTTTACAAATGGCCAACGGCGCTATCTATGACGACGAGAAAAAGGTCATCAACATTCATGATGATAAGCTTGATGCCCTTGAGAATATTGTTGAAGAAAGCCAAGGGCAGCCTATCTTAGTTTTTTATCAATATCAACATGATCTGGAAAGACTTAAGAAACGATTTCCGCAAGCTGAAGAATTAACGACTGTTGACAAGTGGAATTCTGGAAAAATACCAATGCTGCTTTGTCACCCACAATCAGCCGGCCATGGCCTTAATCTTCAAAAAGGCGGTCACATCATTGTTTGGTTTGGTCTAACTTGGAGTCTTGAGTATTATCAACAGGCAAATGCCAGACTTGATAGGCAAGGCCAGACAGAGCCGGTCATTATACATCATCTTGTTGCTAAGGACACGGTAGATGAGAGAGTCTTGAGGATTTTACAAGGCAAAGAAAAAAATCAAAATGCACTGCTTGAGGCAGTCAAAGCACAATTGATAGGAGATTAATTTATGGATGATCTAGTAAATAAGCCAAATCATTATCAAGGCAGATTTGGTATCGAAAGTGTAGATGTCATGAGAAATTTCATGACAGATGAACAGTTGTCAGGATTTTTTCTTGGCAATGCGATTAAGTATCAACTCAGGTACCAAAAGAAAAACGGGCTTGAGGACCTGAAAAAAGCTAGGAAAAATCTAGATTGGCTGATTGAGAGTATGCATGACAGCTCAGAATTGGGCCTTTTAAAAAATGACAGGTGGGGCAAGTATGTTGAGCGTTTTGGCGACGGTGGGACAATAATATTAGTTGAAGATCCAGAGTTAGCTTTTCGTCTTACCAGAGCCGAAGCTAAAAAATACCCAGATCACACTTGGATAAGTTTGAAAGAGGTAAACGAATGAATTACACAGTAACAGTTTATAAAAATAAAGTAGCAATTGAGACGCGTTGGGCGTCATCACATTTAGATGCAAGGATTTTTAGATTAGAATTGCAAAAGAAGTATGATGGCCAGAAAGTGAAAATAGAAATCGAGGAAGTTTGATGAAACTGGAAAAGTTTGTCTACGAAAACCATCTTGGTGGTATCTACTTATTAGATGAATACGACCCAATTTATGAAGAAGAGTGTGAACAGTGCGGAGACAGTGACAATTGTGTTGGGTATTTTGAAACTAAAGAAGAACTAAGACAGTGGATGAAAGAAGACGGTTGGTCAGATGAGTATATTAAAGAAATTTTGGAGGAAGTGAAATGATACCAAAATTTAGAGGAAAATCAATTGATAAATCAAATAAAGGCGAGTGGGTTTATGGCAACTTGATAGTTGACGGAAATAACGCACTTATTGTTAACGGAATTGTCGAATGTGAAGAAGATTATGTTGCGCTTGGAGATTGGTGCCCTGTTGACTTAAAGACTGTCGGGCAATCAATAGTTCTGTTTGATAAAAACGGTGTGGAGATTTTTGAGGGGGATGTGGTAAATGCTTTTGATTATGACTCTGATGAGGGTAAGGTATATAAAACTACTGATTTAACAGGCGTTATAACGTATCACAAAAATGCATTTTGTATTCAAAGCGGAAAAATTTTAATAGATTTGTGGGTACACGCCGAAGAAATCGAAATCATCGGAAACATATACCAAAACAGTGACTTACTAGAAAGCGTGGAAGAATGAACGTAGTAATTACAATGACGAACGGAGACTCATTTAGATATGACGGAGTTGATTTGAATTTTATAAAAAGTGTCCAAGATAACTTTCTATATCAACGACCGCTTTTTATGCAAAAAGACGGTGTCGAAAGAATATTTAACACAAATCACATATCTACAATAACTTTTATAGAGGTGGAAGAATGAAAGGTAAATCTATAACTGGCTGGAAAGCATGGATAATGCTAATACTTATGCTAATCGGAGCTTTTGAAACAGGTTATTTAGTCGCAGAGATTAAGTATGAACCAAGAATTGCAAGTCTGCATAAGCAACTACGACGCACGCAGTATCAACTTAAAAAAACTAAAAAACAGAATGTTGAACAGACGCAGAAAATTTCGGAACTTACTGGAAATGGAGGATAGAAAATGGATTGTACAGGAATAGTAAAAGTATTTGACAATCAGGACAGGATTGTTTGGAGATATATAGAGGGCTCTGATTGGGAGTATTACTATGCGGAAGAAGCTACGTATATTTTTAGAAAAGTTGGTAGCAGTATATTGCATATTGTTGCAGGCAGAAATCCGCACAAGGCCTTTAATAAACTATCTGAATTAATCGGAAATGGGAGATAAGGGATGTTTAATCAATATACAGGTGGAAATATTAAACAAACAATCACAAATTTGCCAAGTGGAACTTTGATGAAAACTCATCCTAAAAGTTGGTTTAAAAAGTATCATTTAGAATCTCCAATGGCTAACAGGTTACATACTAAAGATGGGGATTTTATTATTTTACAATCGATGCTTGTTGGAGATAAGGAAGTTTTGTCTGAATTAGTTGATAAAAAAGAATTTTTAAACGAGGTAGGAAATGAAGATGATTAGAGTTCCACAAAAAGATACAAGTCCTGTTTTTAGTAAAAATAGTGACTATTTAAAGCAAAAAGAAGCTGAAAAGAAGTTGAAGTTTTTGAAAGGTAAGAGGGGGTAGCAAATGAAGCCTAACAGATACCCGTACCAAAAAAGAGTGCATAAACACGATACTAAAGTTATTATTGACCAAAAAGGATATAGAGTTGAGTGCAGATACTGCCATAAAATATTTTTAGAAGTTATTACAAGCGAGGTAATTACAAATGAAAATTGAAGGATTAAAAAAAGATACACCAATTTGGGTCAGAGGTTACGTAGACGGTTTTGGGAACATAGACTTTTTAGGCAGCGATAGAGATTGTGGGCTTGATTATCTGAGCAGAGAGGATATTTTACAAATGCTAGATGACGATCTCAGATTAGATGAGCCTACGCAACCCCAACTTGAAGTGCCAAAGTTTTTGGCAGATTGGTATGAAGAACATAAAGATAATTTTTATTTAAATTTACATCGTTTAGCTTGGGAACTAATTGAAAATTTAGATGAAGATGACTTTGTACCTAAAAAAGCATTAGATAGCGATTTTAAACGGTGGTATCACAAAACCGAAACTGCTATCCAAACCCTAATAAACATGCATCAATTCGGCTACACAGTCGAAAAAGAGAAACTGTATACGGTTGAGATTCCAACAAATAGTGAGGCTAAACTTGCTTTAGTAAGAAGAGAAGATAAAAAAATAGTAATAACAATAGTTGGAGAAGGAGAAAGATGGCGCAGATATGACAGTTTCCAACTAACCGAACAAGAAATAAAAAAAGATTTTGAGTGGGCGTGGCAGTGGAAGAAAGAAGTGACGGAATGAACGAAGAATTAGGAGTGTTGATAAATTCAAAACGTGCTTATTTTATGGGAAATAACAGGGACGGTTTTCCGTTATACACAGTAAATACTGAATACGCTCACAAATGCACACGCAAAGAAGCAGAACAGTTTCCACAATTTAAATGGGTTAGTTTGGAGGGTATCAATGAAAGTAAGAATTAAAGAACTAAGAAAAGGACTTGGCTTGACGCAGACAGCTTTTGCAAAGCGAGCCGGCCTATCTCAAACACAAATAAAAGGCTATGAGAATGGTTCGTTTTATCCAACACTTCCGGCACTAGAACAATTAGCAGAGACTTATCAAGTGCATCCTGCCTGGTTGGTTGGTTGGATAGACGAACGCGACGGACTTCCAAAAACTAAAGAGAAAATAGTCAGAGTCACAGAACACGTTGGACGAATTCCAACAGACTGGAAAAATGATGAAGCCGGCAAACTAATCAAGTGGACAAAGCGAGGTATTCCGGTTGAGTAAATTATCTAATTCACAGTTAAATGCCTTCGACGAATGGTTATTTGATTATCGAGATATTGAAAAGAAAATTGCATTGAGAAAGCTGGAGCTTCAAACTCCAGTCTCAACCGATATAAATGTTGGCGGAGGTAAAGCCAATCAAGTCTCAAGAGAGACTGAGGATGTCATTGTTCGTTGGTCTAAAGATGGCAGGCTTAACAGCTATGAGAACTTCAAAGCTAGTGTTGTTCGTATGATTAACACACTTGATCATGAGCTTACTGACATCTTTAATCTGCGCTGGGGCGTTGGGTCAAGTAACACTTGGGAAGAGATTGCTTACAAGATGCACATTTCACGCGCAGGCATATACCGAAAACGAGAAAGAATATTAACAATATTCGCTGAAGAAATAGGAAAATTATAAAAGTTGAGACAAAAAAGGGTGTAAGTCTCACTAAAAAGGTGGTAAATTGATAGCATGAAGTTAACAGGAAGAGATAATCTTATTGCCATTTTGTTCCTCGTTGAAAACCAACTTTAACATTAATCGAACCTGAGACTTCAGCTCTCCATTATTTTTATCCGACGAAAGACCTTGCGGAAACAGGGTCTTTTGTTGTGACATCTTGAAAGGTTAAGACGCATGATGATAAGACCAAGACCGGCTGAGGCCAATTACACGGATAGGATGAGGCCGATTGAAGAACTTGTAATAAAGATTTCAAAAGATAGTAGAATGCCAACTGTTATCTTAAATGGTAATGATGTAAGTACAATAAGTAATCTAGAGCTTACGTTTAATGCTAACAAAGCGATTGAACACAGTACAGATAATCAAGTTATGTTAACATACTTTGATAATAGCAAAGCACCGGCCCTGATTACAGTAGGCCAGAGCATAGGGCTATGAGACCACAAAAGCTGACTGTCGCAGGTGGAAGACGAACATTAGTAGACTATGATGACAGATCATTAGAGTATCGAGATTATAATCGTAATCGCTGGAAGTATGACAAGCAGACAAAACAATTCTACAATTCGAAACTGTGGAGAGAAACAAGTAAGCAAGTCTTGCTGCAAAGCAACTATGTCTGTGCAATGTGTGGAGGAGAAGCAACCATGACCGACCATATCGTTAGCGTCAAGGAAGATTGGTCAAAGAGATTGGATTGGAATAACTTACAAGCAAGTTGTAAAGCTTGTAACGACGCAAAAGCTATCCGAGAAAAACACAAATATAAATAATGAACAAATAACGTACAAAATTTATAATACGTAGGCAAAAACCGAACAATAGACCCCATATCTTTTTAATCGGGGCTATAACGTTCGGAAACACCAGAACGCGCCCTTTTCTGTGCAAAAAATTCCCTTTTTTGGAATTTTGGAACTGTCAATTTTTATGTAAAGGAGGTAGAGATGGGACGAAATTTAAGACTTGTCGACACGACGAAAAAACATTTTACTAAAGAAGAAATTGAAATGCGGAAAGCAGTAGAACAAAAGGCGTCAGACGGATTGACGACATTGCAGATCACGCCACCAAAGCATTTTAACGCAGTCGCGAAAGCTGAGTATCGTAGAATTATTGAAGACCTTCAAAAGCTACCCCTCAGAAATCTTGACAGAGCCATGCTTGAAAATTACTGTACGTGGTACGCGATCTATAAATCAACAATCAAAAAATTAGATGAGACTGGTTATTTTTATTTTGATGCAGATAAAGGATGCACAGTTCCAAGTCCACTAATTTTAACACTTGAAAAATCAACGGCTAACATAAGAAGTGCTGCTTCTCAACTAGGCCTAACGGTTGATAGTCGCATGAAGATGTTCGTGCCGAAGGAAGAAGAAAAACCAAAAGGTCTAAAAGACATGTTCGGTGGTTAGAAAGGAGGTCATTAAGATAGAATACGATTATTCGACTATAAGCGATGTCTACAAGGACAGCGCTTTTTATTATGCTAAAGATGTTGTCGACGGAACGCGTACGGCAGGTAAGAAAGTCATCAAGGCTTGTCTCAGACATCTAAATGACCTCAAGAAAATAAATCTAGTGCCTTACAATTACACGTATCTACCAGATAAGGCCCAAAATGTTATTGATTTCATGGAATTACTTCCTGATGTTAAGACAGGAAAGCCTTATCCACTAGCAGAATTTCAAAAATTCAACGTGTCTAACATCTACGGCTGGCGCAAAAAGAGCGATACAAGCATAAGGCGCTTTAAAAAAGCTCTTATTTCAGTGGCCCGTAAGAACGGAAAAACCATCTTAATAGCTGGGATTTTGCTCTATGAGTTTCTTTTTGGTCACAATCCAGCGTATAGCCGACAGCTTTTTTGTACAGCTAACGACAGAACGCAGGCACGTATTGCCTGGACAATGGCTAAAAAGCAACTAGAAGCTCTTAGAGCTAAGTACCCAGACATCAGAAAGACGACTAAGGTCATGAGAGACGAGTTGACAAATAAAGAAGACGAGTCTTACATCAGAGCTCTTAGTCGAGACACTGGAGCAGTCGACGGGTTCGAGCCATACGTTGGAGTGCTTGATGAGTATGCAGCCTCAAAGACAAATGAAATGATTGAACTGCTTGAGTCTGGTCAAGGTCAGTTAGATAATCCTTTGATTTTAATCATCTCAACAGCTGGACTTGACTTGAACGTGCCAATGCACACGATAGAGTATAACTATGTTGAGAGACTCTTAGATGGAGAAATTGAGAATGACTCTTATTTTGCTTACGTTGCCGAACAGGACTCTGAAGAAGAGATCAAAGATGAAGCGACCTGGATTAAGTCAAATCCAATTATCGAAGTCAGCGCCTTAAAAGATAAGATCATGGATTATCTTCGCGAGAGAAGACGAACCTCTTTAGAAACCGGAGAAGTTAACAAGGTCCTTGTTAAAAACTTCAACATGTGGCGTCAGTCAAGCGAAGAGTCTTACATCGATAAAGAGACTTGGAAAAATGCAGAGATTGAAGCGCCAAGCACGCATAAGCGCAAAGTCTGGCTCGGAGTCGACGTTGGCCGAGTAAGCGACTTATTCGCGATCAGTCCAACTGTCATGATGGATGATTATTGGTACATTGACAGTTTTTCCTTTGTTGCAACTAAGTACGGCTTGCAGGCAAAAGAAAAGCGCGACGGCGTCTCTTATAGCAATCTTGAGAGACAAGGCTACTGCGAGATAACCACCTTAGAGTCAGGGGTCATTGATGATGAGCGCGTGCTTGAGAAGATTGAGGAAATGGTCTATCAAAATGAATGGGAAGTCCATGGTATCTGCTTTGACCCTTACCAATTTGGAACTCTACTCACAATGATTGAAAAAAGGCACCCAGAATGGCCCCTGATAGAAGTTTCGCAAACGACAATGGTTTTGAACATGCCAACAAAACAATTCCGTGACGACCTCAAAAACGGCAAAATAAAGCATTCTGGAAATCCGCTCTTAACTATGGCCGTTAACAATGCCTTTATCAAAACGGATAATAATGGCATGAGGATTGATAAGAATAAAAACAGTAACAAGATTGACCCATTAGATGCCGTTCTTGATGGTTATGCAGTCTGCTATCTAGAACCATTTGACGGGTCAGGTTACTGGACAGATGAGAAGATTTTTGAGGGAGGAACATTGTTCTAATGGGAGCCATTTGGTCTAACGAAGAAAATAAATATATCCACCTTGATGATTCAGGTGTCGAAGAAATTAGAGAAGCTGACATTACAGTCCGACTTAAACAACTTAATGAAGATGGAAACAGAAAATGGGACTGTATGTATACGGTTATAGAGTGTTCAAAGCACAACGCAATGGAAGTCCTCATGGAAGAGTTTAAATATTACCTAGAAGAAAACGGTCTATCATTGGATGATATTGACGAAGTAGTGAATGTGAACATTCAAGGAGTGAATCTTAAATGAAATGGTTTTTTAACAACATACACACGATCATTTTTTTAATTGGGCTTGGCTTATTCAGCTATGGCCTTTTTTTAATAAGTGACATCGTTGGATTTATTGGAAGTGGAATTTTATTAGTTCTGCTTGGATTTTACATTGATTTATTTTCACGTTGACCTCGTAAAAAAGAAAGGAGGTGAGAAATGTAAATGAGTTTTTTCCAATCACTGGGAAGTGAGCAAGTCTCTTACGACAGTTATGTTGATGCAGTCATTGCTGGCAACTTAACTCCACAGTACACAGGCGTCTCGGCTCTCAAAAATAGTGACATCTTAACCGCAATTTCAATCATAGCTGGTGACATTTCAAGGTTTCCACTAGTTAAAAAAGACATCAATGGAGACATTGTCCATGACGAAGAGCTAAATTATCTTCTAAATGTTAAGTCTACTAAGAACGCTAGTGCCAGAACCTGGAAGTTTGCCATGGCGGTAAATGCCATTTTAACTGGAAATTCGTTCTCTCGTATTATCAGAGACCCAATCTCAGGTAAGGCTCTAGAGTTTAAATTCTACAAGCCATCTGAAACAACAGTTGAAGAGACTAAGAACCATGATGTTATCTACAAATTTACGGATGCATTGACTGGTACAGAAATCAAGTGCAGGTCTGACGATGTTATTCACTGGAAGTTTTTCAGCCATGACACGATTTTAGGCCGGTCACCACTCTTGTCACTATCGGATGAGATAGTTCTGCAAGAAGGCGGACTCAACACTTTAATTAAGTTTTTCAAAGACGGGTTCTCTAGCGGAATTCTGAAAATGAAAGGTTCTCAATTAAGTGGCGAGGCCCGGAAAAAAGCAAGAGCTGACTTTGAGAAAATGAGAGAAGGAGCGATTGGCGGAAGTCCACTAGTCTTTGATGACACTATGGACTATGAGCCATTGCAGATTGATACAAATGTCTTGCAGTTGATTACAAGTAATAACTTCTCAACTGCGCAGATCGCCAAGGCCCTTAGAGTCCCAAGCTACAAGTTGGGAGTTAACAGTCCTAACCAATCAGTGGCTCAACTGATGCAAGATTATGTCACTAACGACTTACCATTTTATTTTGATGCGATAGCTAGCGAGTCCGGACTTAAGATTTTATCTGATAAAGACCGCAGAAAATATCATATCGAATTTGATACAAGAAGCATCACAGGACGAAATGTTGACGAAATCGTCAAGTTGGTTAATAACCAAATCTTAACGCCTAATGAAGCCCTTGTTGAACTTGGTAAGCAAAAATCGTCAGACCCGAATATGGACAGATACCAATCTAGTCTAAACTATGTCTATCTTGATAAGAAAGAAGCCTATCAAGAAAAGGTCGCGACGAGGAAAGGTCGCGACGAGGAAAGGAGGTGATATAAATGACAAAGAGAATTCAACTTAAAGGAGCTTTAATTCCAAACGACTATCAAGAAATCTATGATTTCGCAAAAAAAGATGGGACAAGTGCCTCACGCTTGCTTGAACAATTGCCTGAGGACAACAGCGATGTTGTTATTGAGGTTAACTCGTTCGGTGGCCTTGTCACAGTTGGAAGTGAGATGTACACAGCTCTTCGCAATTACAAAGGGAAAGTTACCGCTGAAGTTACTGGAATGGCTGCAAGCGCAGCATCATTTGCCATCATGGGCGCAGACAAAATAGTCATGAGTCCAACGGCTCAAATGATGATCCACAAAGCTTTGCTTAATTTTGTCTCAGGGAACAGTGATGATCTTGATCGAGCGTCTGAAGCTCTCAAGGCAAGCGATAAAGCTATCGTCAATGCTTACATGAGTAAGACAGGACTGTCTGAAGATGAGCTAATGGACCTTATGGCTAAAGAGACTTATATGTCTGCACAGGACGCAGTTGACAAAGGCTTTGCTGATGAAATCATGAGCTTTGAAGACTACAAAGCCGTTGCAAGCCTCGGCGATGACCTTCTAACAGATGAAGAAGTGGCTCGCATTCGTGCAGAGATGCAAGAAATCGATAACATGAAGCTTGAAATCGAAAAAGAAGAAATTTTACAAGGACTATAAAGTCCTATTTTTTATGCAAAAAAGGAGAAAAAACTTATATGTTTAATGAAAAAATTAAAGAATTTGAAGCTGAAATCCTTAACTTAAACGCTTCAATCACAACAAAAACTCAAGAAGTTAAGAACGCTTTGAACGATAATGACTTAGAAAAAGCTAAAGAAATCAAAGCAGAAATTGAGTCTGCTAAAAACGATTTGCAAACTGCAAAAGAAAACTTAGAGCTTTATAAAACTGCTGAGAACGCAGGCAGTGCATCAAATGAAGAAAGCTTTGAAGTTAAAACTGACGAAAAAACTTATCGTGAAAGCGTTAATGATTTTATTCGTTCAAAAGGTAAAGTTGTTAACGAAAATTTACGTTTCGAAGGTAAAGATGAAGTTCTTATTCCGATGAACGAAATCACACCAACCACTGACGGGGTTGTTAAAACTGACACTAAACCAGTGACAAGTGAAGAAATCATCACAACTCCAATCCGTGAAGTGAAAACTGTTGTTGACTTGAAACAATTCACAACAATTCATAAAGCAAATAAAGCGTCTGGTAAGTACCCAATTCTTAAGCAAGCAACAACTAAAATGATTTCTGTTGCTGAGTTAGAGAAAAACCCAGCACTCGCTAAACCAAACTTCCAAGAAGTTAGCTGGTCAGTTCTTACTTATCGTGGTGCAATTCCAATTTCTCAAGAGTCAATTGACGACGCAGATGTTGACTTAGTGTCAATTGTTGCTGAAAACGTTGGTCAAATCAAAGTCAACACTACTAATGCTGCAATCGCAACAGTGATGAAATCATTCACGGCTAAAACAGTTGCTGACCTTGATGGGTTGAAAGCTATCTTCAACACGGATTTAGATCCTGCTTACAATGCATCACTTGTTGTGTCTCAAAGCTTCTACCAAATTTTAGACACTCTAAAAGATGGAAATGGTCGCTACTTACTACAAGACTCAATCACTTCTGCATCTGGAAAAGTGTTGCTTGGTCGTCCAGTATTCGTTTTAGCAGATGATGTGCTTGGTGCATCTGGCGAAGCTAAAGCGTTTATCGGTGATGTTAAGCGCGCAATCTTGTTCGCAGATCGTAAAGACTTAGGTCTTCGTTGGGCTGACAATGAAATTTATGGACAATACTTGCAAGCAGTGACTCGCTTTGATGCTAAAGTTGCGGATGCTAAAGCTGGTTTCTTCGTTACATTCACGCCCAGTACAGGCGTCTGAGACCTTAACCAAGCCGACAGACGCTAACACAGTAGCGGAAATTAAAGCTTACTTAGACTCTCAAGGGATTAGCTACACTTCAACAATGACCAAAGCCGAACTACTAGCCTTAGTAGTCTAGAAAGAGGTGATTTATGGAAGTAGATGCAAAGCTTCTTGAAGATGTAAAGCTTTATTGCAAGATAGATTTTGATTTTGAAGATGACATCATTAAGCTAATGATTTTATCCGCTCAGGATCAAATCTGTTCCGCGATTGAAGAGGGGTCAACCCCTGAAACTTTTGCTAGCTACCCCGAATTTAAACTTGCAGTCTTGAAGCAAGTCAAGGAAGAGTATGACCATAGAGGCCTATCTGCTGACTCTATGCGTTTTCCGCTAGCGAACGGAGTCCTCAACATCATTCACCAACTCCGATTTAGGAAGGAAATAATCCTATGATAACTAGAAAAATGAATCAGCGTATCACTTTTTTTAGTCTATCGGGTGGGCAGAATGAAGATGGAGAGGTGCTAGATGCCGTCAGAAAAGACTTGTACACTTGTTGGACTGAAGTGCTTAAAACTCAACTGCGAGATTTTAAGCTTCAGGCCAGTCAGAGCCTACAAAACAGTAAGTCATCTAAGGTCTTTTTAATCAGGTACAATCCTAACATTGAAATTGATAACACTATGTATATCGATTTCAAAGGTCAATCCTACTCAATTGCTAAAGTTGAACCGGACGAGGCCTCAAAAGACATGACGATGATTGAAGCGGTTAGAGTATCATGACATCTGGACTAGACAACATCCTAGCAAATCTCACAAAGTTACAAGTAAAAGCTCCTAAAGCTGCAAGAGGCGCAGTCACTGAAGTGGCTGAGGAGTTTGAAAAAGCTCTAAAAGCTAACACTCCCGTTTATGAAGATGAAGATACGCATCTTAGAGATGACACAGCCATTAGCGGTTTTAAAGGGGCCAATGAGGGTATAGTCTCTAAAGATATCGGCTACGGTAAAAGAACCGGTTGGCGTGCCCACTTCCCGAATGACGGGACGATTTATCAGAGAGCTCAAGACTTTAAGGAAAAAACCATCAATGAGATGACTCCAAAAGCAAAGCAGATATACGCTGAAAAAGTTAAGGAGGGACTAGGCCTTTGATAGCTGAGACATTAGCTTACAAAATTTTAAGTAAAGATAAGACACTAAATGAGCTTTTCGACCAGTTCAGAGGCTCAGTCTTTGGGAATAATTTCAACCAAGGAATTTTCACTTATGATATTCCTGAAACCCCGACCAACCTTAAAAAAGCAGAGTTAGCGCCATTTATGCGTATCAACAACACTTATGATGGCCCGACTAACTACGCTGACGACTCACTGCTTATCAATGAGCAGAGAATAACTATTAATTTTTGGTGCAAGAGCGCATCACAAGCCGACCTCATCAACAACGCACTTGATAGTGCGTTAGAGGCAAATGGCTTTATACGCTACACAGCAAATGAAAATCCAAGGTACAAAGATAACGATATTGGTTTACTAATGAACGTAAGAAAATATCGCTTCTTTGATTGGAAATAACACTTAGAAAAGGAAATAAAAAATGGGAAAAGTAAAATTTGGATTAAGCGCGTTTGAATATGGCAAGCTTGACGACAAGGACCAAGTAGCATCTACTGTAAAATTGCCAGGTATGAAATCCGCCAAACTATCAATCACTAATGAGTTAATCACTGTAATGGCCGATGATGGACCTTACGCAGTGTTGTCAGGCGGTATCACTGAGACAACTCTTGACATTGAAGTTCTTGACTTGAATTCAAAAGCTCGCGAGGATTGGTTTGGTGTCACGACAACTGCCGGTGTTGAGAAATACACTAAGAACCTCACTCCTAACGATGTTGCGGTTATGTTCCGAACACGCATGGAAGATGGTAAAGCTGTTTGGGTGGGTCTACTTAAAGGTAAGTTCTCAATTCCTGGAATGGAAACTAAAACTAAAGAGGGAGCTCCGGATCCACAACCTGACACAACAACTGGTAATTTCGTAGCTCGCGGAGATGCGGACACTGGGGACATTCTCTACATTGGTCGCGAAGACAACCCTGATTTTGTTTTTGATGACTTCAAGAAAATGGTGTTCCCGACTGCAACAGTCTAACCAGTTTAAGCTAGGATTTTTCCTAGCTTTTTATTTTTGATTAAGGAGTAATAAATGTACCAAATTACATTAAATAAAGGTGGCGTTGAGAAGACTTATGAGAAAGCTTTTATCAACGTAGAAGATAATCTACTTGCGGTTGAGCATCAAGTCCGTCAGTCGGCACTTGTCAACAATGAAAAAGATTTTAATGACCCTAAAAAGCACAGAGCTTTAAACGAAGCCTATCTAAAAATGTTCGTCGAAATGTATGGTGAACAATTCTCTGTTGCTGATTTAAAAGCAGCAGATGTGACTATTTTAGAGACATTAAATGAACTCTACATTGATGCTTTGGGCGGTAAGAAAAAAGAAGAAGATGGTGACGAAAAAAAGGAGGCATAGAGCCTGAAGAAGCTAAGGCTAACCTTTTAGAACTTATCCAAGCTCTCTTGCAGAGTGGCTATACCATCTTAGATGTTAAGAAATTAAAGCTTTCTGATGTTGAGTTAATCGTCAAATCATTAGAACAAAAACCAGTCAAAAAAGAAGAAAAAGTCATTGAGTCTACGCTTGATAAAGCCTTTCCATTCCTTTTTGGCGGATAGAAAGGAGGATAAATGGCAAATATAGGTGATTTGGTTGCAACTGCGACGCTAGACATAGCGCCTTTTATGACCAACACGAAAAATCTTAAGACTTATATGCGCGGTCTTGATAGCTCTTTAAAAGCAGTAGAAAAAAGCATATCAGGACAAGGCAAATCATTCACAGGATTGACAAGCTTATATAAGCAGACTGGCCAGTCACTAACTGCTTATCAAGCGCTTTTAACCAAGCAGAGTGAAAAATATAATCAATTAAAATCTAACATTGGTGATATCAACAATGCGACTTCAAGTCAAAAAACTGCCCTAGCCGGTGCAAGAGCTGCAATGACAGAAACTGCTGCAAAAGTGGCAGAACTGCAAGGTCGTTATCAATCACTAGCTAGAGAGATGGCAATCCAGTCAAGCGTTTTTACTAAAGCAGGAAATGCTTTTCAGTCGTTCGGTGGAAAGCTTAGCTCAATAAGTTCGACAACCGGAAAAATCTCATCTGCGACTAGAGATATGTCTCTGATTATTGGAGCTGGTATGGGCTACGGGATCACTAAGGCTGCTGAATTTAACAACAGCATGACCTCAATTCAAGCTTTGTTAGCGGACACAGTTCCGGCCAATAAAATGAATTCTGTCATTACTAAGCTAGGTGACAATTCCAAAAAATGGGCAGTTGAATACGGGCTATCTACAAAATCTGTGAATGAAGGTATGCAAGAGCTTGTAAAAGCTGGTTACAATGCTAATCAAGTTACTGCATCTATGCCGGCAATTTTGAACGCTAGCAAAGCGTCAGGCGAAGACTTCAACACAGTCATGCAAGCAACAACATCCATACTTTCTCAGTACAAGCTAGGAGCTAGAGAGGCAGGTCGTGTCACTGACAGTCTTACCTTTGTAGCTAATAAAACAAAGGCTGGATTTAAGGACATGGGAGATGCAATGGTCTACGTTGGGCCAGTTGCTAAGTCTCTGGGTATGAACGTAGAACAAACTGCGTCTGCGATTGGTCTCTTGTCTAACGCCGGAATTCAAGGCGAAAAAGCTGGTACTGCATTACGTGGAGCATTGACCAGATTATTAAAACCATCTAAACAAAATGCAGCAGCTATGAGAGAGCTTGGCTTCTCTGCTGAAGAATTTAAGCGTGGTCAAATTGACCTCCCTGGCATTCTAGACCGCATCAAGCAATCGACTGAAGGTATGACAGATGCAGAGAAAGCGTCTCTTATAGCTAAGGCTTTCGGTACTGAAGCACAAACAGCTATGAACGCGTTGGTTAACGAGGGAAGCGCCTCACTTAGAAATTTAACCAACGAAACTAAAAACGCTGCCGGTTATACAAAGGAATTAGCAAAAGCAATGAACTCTACTGATGCTGCTAAGTTTGAACAAGCAAAAGCAAAATTAGAAGTTCTCGCGATAACGATTGGCCAGAAACTTCTTCCAACCATCGTTCCACTCGTTGAAGATGTTGCTGATCTGGCTTCTAAATTTGCGGATTTACCTGAGGGGGTCCAAGAAAGCATTCTTAAATTCGGAATGTTCTTAGCAGTGATCTCTCCAATTTCAGGCGCAATCAGTAAGACAACAGGTCTTTTAGGCGGACTGTCAACTGGCTTCGGTAAGGTGCTTGGCGCACTTGGAAAAGTCGGGGCAGACAAAAGTGCGGCAGCTGCATTAGAAGGAGTTGCTACAAGCGCAGGTAAGACTTCAACTGCGGTTGGTTTACTCTCAAATCCACTCGGACTTATGGTTGGAACAACTGCATTGCTGGCAGGTGGAATGGTTCTGCTAGCTGATGCGCAAGATAGAGCTAGGGAGAAAGCCGATAAGTTCGGAACTAGCTTGTCTGGTGAGAATACTCAAAAGCTTAACGCATTTAGTAATGAAGTTAACAACGCGAAGGTTGCAATGGTTAACTTTGAGACTGGTGCGACAACCTCATCTGAGAAGGTCAAAAAAGCAGTCACTAGCATGTTAGATGAAATTAAAAAAGGTGCTAGTGAGACAAACCAAAAACTTGAAGAACTGGCCAAAAAATATGGCATTGAGCAATCCGTTGTTGATAAAGCAAAAGAGAAAAACAACCAGATCGTTAATAATTCCCAAACAATGGCTGATCAGATTAATGCAATCTATGACAAGCATAATGGAAAAGTTGCCGAACTAACAACGGCCGAAAAAACCATTGTTGAGTCTAACATGAGAGAGCTTGTTGCTGCTCGCGTAGGCCTATTAGGTCTGAGCAAGGACAAAGAGCGTGCCATCCTAAAAACTTTTAACGGTGATGTTGGTAGCATGACAAGAGCCCAACTTAAAGAGCAAGCCTCAATCTTGAAATCCGCAATGGCTGACGAGCAAAAACTCTACAAGAGCCAAAAAGCAGACTTGAAGCAGTTGCTTGATAATGGGCTTATTGACCAACAGACTTACAACAGTAAGATGTCAGCTCTTAAGACCCAACATAACGCAACCATGGAACAACTTGGTGAGGCGCTTGTTAAGGTCTCTCAAGAGCAGATGGCCAAATCGGGTGGACTTGTTAAGTACACGGAAGAAGCACGCAAGGTCTTAGCTCAGTATGGAATGAGCTTTGAAGATTTAGCTAAGAAAGCTTCACAGTCTACAAATGCTTTATCTAACGCAGCGTCAATGGTCGGAACTTATACATCTAAGATGTCTGAGGATGCACGAAATGCAACAGACCAATGGAACGCCCTCGTCTTAGACCCTAAAACCGGAGAGGTTAAAACTAATGCCCCTGAAGAAGTGGCTAAGGCCTTGCTTGCTGAAAATGGTTGGGCAAACATGGAATTTGTCCTTAAAAATGCAAACATCCAGTCTAACGCAAGAGCTCAAATTGCTGATGCTTTAATCGCTCAAGGACAATGGGACAGTACAACGCCAGAACAAAAAGAGTTGATTTTCCAAAATGCTAACGGACTTCAAGCCATTTATGAGTCTAAAAGCCAGTTAGAAATCTGGAACGCAATGCCTGATAAGGTCAAAAACCTTTTGGCCAATGACACAGACTTCTCAACAAAAGCAAGTGTCGCGCAGGCAACTCTTGAAAAATGGAACAGTTTAACCCCAGCTCAAAAAGAACTGATCGCGACTAACAACACATCTGCTGGAGTGAATGCTGCACTCTCAATGATGATGACAGTTCCTGAGACCAAGAACACTAACTTAACCGCTAGTGACAACACGCAAGGCGCGACAGGTTCGGCTCAGTCTGGAATTAATTCCGTGAAGCAGTACGGGGTCCCTAGCATTTTTGCAAATAATGCGACAGGTAGCGCAACAAGCTCCGCGCAAGCCGGCATCAATTCAGTTAGACAACCGTTCCCAGCGCCAATCAACGCAACAGACGCAACGCCTGGACCCGTAACTGGAGCTAAGCGAAGCATCAACAGTGTACAAGGAAAAACTGTAACTATCAGCGCTGTTGACCGCGCATCTGGCGTCATCTCAGGTATTGCAAGTTGGCTGGGAAGTTTGAGGGATAAGGTAGTCAATGTCATTACTCGTCATACAAGTAATGAAAAAGGTACTAACTTCCACCCTGGAGGACTAGCTCTCGTCAATGACCAAAAAGGTTCACTCTACCGAGAACTTGTCACACTGCCAAATGGTGTGTCTTTCATCCCTGAGGGCCGTGATGTCATGCTTCCGCTACCTAGAGGATCTAAGGTCCTTAGAGCGTCTCTGACTAAGCAATTGTTCCCTCATTACGCTGATGGTATCGGATTTAATGAGACTAACATCTCAACAATTGCTAAGCGAATTGGCGAGGTTAAAGAGACCAAGGGACTTATTGTAAATAACGACAACAGCGATATCAGGTCACTGTTAAATCAACTAATCAGGATAATGACTTCGCAAGGAACTAACTCAGACCTTACGAACGCTCTCGAAATCATTAAGTTGTTATCCGCTAGACCAATTGAAGTGTCGGTTGAAGCTAGAGAAAAAGTTATTGCCGAAATCCTAGCCAAGCCGATAACCGAAGAGCAAGAAAAACGACAAGCGATTTTAAATGCAGTCGAAGGATTGGGGTGGTAAAAACTGGAAAAAGTTTACTTTGATAATGTCGAAATTACGCAATGGTGCACAGTCGCTAGAGGTTTTAATCTCTACGACGGTGCCGATTTCGACCCAAAATTTGAAGACTATGCTTATCAAGACGGGTCTGAGTTTTTATACACAACGCGTAAATCCAAGAAGATAAGCATACCGATTTATAACAAATCAGGAACCTTTGAAGAATATGATAATCTTCAACGAGCTCTTAACAAGAAGACTGAGAGGGAGCTTAAGTTCAGCTCTCTACCAAACCGTGTGTTTTACGCGGTACCCGTCGGAACTCTTAACTATGATGAGCTTGTAAAAAATCATGGCAAGGCAACAATTACATTTATTGTCTCTGACGGACTGGCCCACTCAAAAAATATCCAGTCGTTTCCGTTTGCTAAAAATGCTAATGGGATTTTTGAGGCTAAGATAATTAACAATGGTACTGAGAGCGTGCCGGTTAATTATCGGATTAAGCTTTCAAAAGAGTCAGGGTATGTTGCCATTGCCAGCCAGTACGGCGGTATTCAGTACGGTCTGAAAGATGAAGCTGATGCAGTGCTTGAGACTAAGTCAGTTCTGCTGAATAACTCATTCTCATCTTGGACAGATGGAACGACATTTTATCAGGATCTGACTAAGAAGTCTGCAACGACAATGGCATCTAATGCTGACAACAAAGGGACATTAGGTATCTTGCCAACCTACACAAATACGACGAACTCTAACTTTTTTGGAGCCATCAAAGAACTAGCCCTATCTCAGACGGCCAAGGATTGGCGCATCTGGGCAAGAGCTCGCTTTGAGACAGGCCTAATGGGTCAGACAGGTCAGTGGACCCTTGCAGTTGTCGACACTAATAATCATGTTCTCGCAGCGATGTCAATTGACAAATTTGACAGAGCCGGAAACTCGGCCAAGATTAGCTTTATCGTAGGCGATAACTTGGGTAACATGAGAACAGTTAAGACAATTGATTTCACACCAAGCGCCTATCTGTCTCAAAACCCTTATGGGTATGAGGCGCTTGTTCAGGGTCGCAACCCGTTCGACATCATAAAAGAGGGAGATAAGATAACCTTCTTTTGGTACGGCACACACTATTCTTATGTAGAACCTAGCATCAAGGACTCTCAAGCTAAGTTAGTTCAATTTTTCGTTGGGCAACTTAATGGTCGCAACACGACAAACCAGTTAGTGACACATCATTACCTTATGGAATTTAGCTTCCATAAGCTGAACGTTAGCTCTTGGCGTGATGTCCCTAACCGCTATCCAAGTGGTTCAGAGCTTTTTATTGATAGCTCAGGCTTTATCAATCCCGATGAAAAAGGGCGATTATATGTCAACAACCTGATCACGAATGATGACGAAATTTTGGGCACTGAATTTTTTGAAGTGCCACCAGGCGAAACAACAGTTCAGTTGATAGTGTCTTCATTCGCTGAGGTTCTTGAGGCTAACGCGGAAATTGAGGAGGTATACATCTAAGTGAGAATTGCAATCAGAGACACAACCGATAGTCACACTGTCGGTTTTTTTGATAATAAAGCAGGCATCAAATTCAACTCAGCAGAGATGACTCAGTTTTTAAAAGGTGCTTGTAGCTTTGTCACAATTAAGTACCGGTCAAAAGATGCTGAAAAAGTGAGAGCTGGATGCAAGCTAGCCTTTAGACATAAAGGTAAAGACTACTGGTTAACAATCAATGAGTTTAACAAACAGGGTACTGAGGTTGAAATCACTGCGTACTCATTGAGTCTTGAGGCTAACAAGGAAAAGCGTGGTGCTTACAAGGCGTCTAGTGCCATGCCAATTGTTGATTACTTCTCAGTTTTTGACCCTGAAAAATCCTTTGAAATTGGGATTAATGAGGTCTCAGATAAGAAGTTAACTCTGGAGTGGACTGGAACCGATACGGTCCTTGCAAGGCTCTACTCAATAGCTAACTCATTTGACGCAGAGCTTGAGTTCGTCACAGAGCTAAATCCAAACTACTCTCTTAAGCGTCATGTTGTTAACATCTACCGCAGTGGGAACTTGGGCGGAGACTCGACAGGTAGGCCAGTTAGAGTTGGAACAGAGCTTAAGGTTTTAGGATTTAACTCAAACATTAATGATCTCTACACTGCGATTGATGTTACTGGTAAAGATGGGCTCAAGCTGCCTGACAAGACAATCAAGGACTCTAAGGGAGAAGTTCAGTTTTTTAGTAAAAACGGCCGTCTCTATGCACCTCAAGCAAGAGATAAGTTCCCTTCTAACAAGGCTAACGTGAACGATGGTTACATCTTAGCAGAGGCTAAGACAACAGATTACACGAACCAGGAAGCACTTTTTGGCTACGCACTGTCAGAAATGAAAAAGCACTGCGATGTTCAAGTTGAGTATTCGACGGAAGGAGCGGTCAAGGGTTCTGTTGGCGATACAAAAACACTGATTGACTCTATCAACTTTGAGCCGGCTCTTTACGTACAAGCTCGCATCACAGAACAGACTGAGGACCTTGAGACGGGAAAAAGTCTCAAGACAACCTTCTCAAACTTCAAGAGAACATCAAGTCAGTTGTCAAGCGATCTGACAAAAAAGATCGAAGAACTTGCTAAGAGTGCAGTACCATACCGAATTGTGATGGTTACTTCCAACGGCACGTCGTTTAAAAATGGCGCTGGCCAATCAATTGTTAGCCCTAAATTATTTAAAGGTGATGCTGAAATCACAGATGCAACCTACCGTTTTAACTTTAACAACAACACAGTTGCTGGTCTCAACTATACAGTTAATGCGTCAGCGGTAAATGGCACATCTGTACTCAAGATAGACGCTTACGTTGGCAACGATGCCGTAGCAAGTGATGAGTTAACATTTATCAACGTTAACGATGGTTCAAAAGGCGCTGACGGCAACGGCATTGCATCATCTGTAATTGCTTATCAGGCTGGCACTAGTGCGACAGTTGCACCAACAGGCACTTGGTCATCAAGTCCCGTCTCAGTACCAGCGGGTCAATTTTTGTGGACACGAACCATTTTTACTTATACTGACACGACGACCAAGACGATCTATAACGTGTCAAGACAGGGTGCAGACGGTATCTCAGGTAAGGATGGAAATGGCATCGCTAGCACAACAGTGTCTTACGGAACATCAACATCATCAACAACTCAGCCGAGCACTTGGACAAGTACAATTCCGACAGTACCAGCTGGACAGTATTTATGGACTCGGACAATAACCGATTACACTGATGCAAGTGTACCTGACACGATTTCCTACACTTATGCAAAACAGGGTGTTGATGGAGCTAAGGGTGATCAGGGAGTTGCTGGAACCTCGGTTAAAGTATCGAAAATTGAGTATCAGGCAGGCACATCAGCAACCACAGCGCCAACTGGCACTTGGTCAACGACAATAGTCTCAGCGCCTGCTGGTCAATATCTATGGTCGAAAACAACCATGAGTGATAACAGCATCATCTATGGTATAGCTAGGCAGGGAGCGGACGGTGCAAATGGTAAAGATGGCCAAATACCTCATATCGCTTACGCTGATAAGTCAACAGATGTTTTAGTTGATGCAATGCAGACGCTTGGAAATCCTTGGTTTTACAGTGGAGCAACTGGTACGGTTAGTCCGATTTCAGGCGGGTATAAATACACGACGGCTGGCGGAACGCATCAAATGAAACAAGTAATAACATTTAACGGTACAACAGGAAAAAACGTGTACACGTATGTTGTTATAAAAAACACTCATCCAACCAATGATTTAGTTATTAATTTTAATGGGTTAGGTGCGGTGCTCAACGGTGGTTTTGCAAATGTTACGGTAAAGCCAGGCCAAACATATGTTGATTACAGACCTGCGGTTTGTCGTGATACTTATGATTTTGTACAAATTAACATTTTAGCTACTGTAATCGCCAACGACTTATCATATGAGATTTATGATTATGCGATATACAACACAAATCCATTTATCAATTTCTCATTTGCTAGTAATGGTCTAAATTCCCACATTGGAATGTATCAAGATACAAACACAGTCGGAAGTACAGACCCATCAAAATATGCATGGACATTGATTAAAGGACAAAAGGGTGACCAAGGATTGCCTGGCGCCCCTGGTGCTGATGGTAAAACACCTTATTGGCATGTTGCGTATGCAAATAATGCAACTGGTACATTGGATTTTAGTCTATCGGACTCATCAGGTAGAAAATTTAGAGGTGAGTATGTTGACTATGTACTAGCGGACTCAACTGATCCAACTAAATATAAGTGGTTAGATATGACTGCGAATGTTAAGGCTGGAAACAACAATTTGTTGGTTAACACAAAAACGTTGGCCAACAACTATTTTGTAGCTAACAACACATCAGAAACCTACTTAGGTGGTACGGTTGCGACAGGAATTGCACCGAGTGGATCATATAGAGACACTTATAGGCAAGCTATGAAAATAGCACCAGAAGGCAACGAATTCATTGTTTCATTCTATGCTAAGAGTTCTATTGATAATGTCACAATCAACAATCATTTTTATAGTCCGAACCGAACAATAAAAGGAATTTCTAGTACAGGTGCATTATTCAATAGTGTCAGTGGTGGAGATGGGCTGATTGCCATCAAACTAACCACTCAATGGAAACGATACTGGATAAAATGGACAATTCGCGGCGCAAGTTCAGAGGCCGAAAATGTGCCAATGACTGTAATTTTAGGCCGTAATTTTGACTCAGTTAACAGCGTGTCTATCGCATTACCGGCAATGTACGCTGGCAATCTTAACACAGAGCACTCAGATGCACCTGAAGATGTCCAAGCGGTTATTGATGCTAACCAAGCATTAACCCAAGCGCAGATGCTGGCGCTTGAGGAACGCTCAGCACTTGCAAGAGACAACGCAATTGCCGAGGCAATGAAGAACACAATCAGCGAAGTTGAGGCCAAATGGCAAACTTGGTACAACCTCAATACCGCAGACGAAAAACAAAAAGTTGCTAATGACATAGCATCCCTTTTTGAACGAGTGGCCAAATTTGAACAAAATTTGGGTGAGGCAAGTGCTAGGTTTGAATTTATCAACAATGAAACCTTGATTGGTGAAGAGGGTGTTGCAATTGGTGACAAAGAGGGCAAAGCTAAGCTTTTCTTGTCAAACGATAGCATTTCATTTGTAACAAACGGCGTCGCTCAAATGACATTGACAGGTGACACGTTAACAATCAAAAATGGTTTGTTCACGGAACGCATTCAAATTGGGAATTACGTTGAGGAAGTCTATGACAGAAATCCACTATACAACGTGATTAGACCAATTAAATATAGCTAGAAAGGGGGATTGAATGGGAACATCTACATTTAGTGGTGATTGGGGTCACAATCTAACGCTAGAAATCTTCTCAGCTTGGAACTCACAAAATATTGCTGGCAATTACAGTACACTCAACGTTCAAGTGTTTTTGTCAGCATCAAGCTATGCGATGATTTCAACAGCAGAGACCAGACCTTTAACCATGACTATTAACGGCGGTTCTGAGATTGTGCAGGTCAATCCATCAATTAATTACGGCCAAAGAAAAGCCTTATTACAAAAAGATTACAGGATTAATCACAATTCTGACGGTACTAAGCCACAATTCAACATCTCAGCTAAGTTTGATATCAACATTAGTTACTATGGCTCAGCAACCGCAACCCAAGCTATCAAGCTGCCTGACATCAAGAGAGCCAGCACATCTGATGATATTGCTGGGAATGTTGGAAGTGCGGTGACTATCAACATTTCTAAGCAGATGTCAACATTTAGGCATACTTTAAAATTCGATTTTAAAGGTCTCACTGGTACAATCGCATCTCTTGTTGATACTAGCTATGCGTGGACAATTCCTAACAGTTTTGCAACCATGTTGCCAAACAGTTTGTCGGGAACAGGTACGTTAATAGTTGAGACTTACACAAACACTAGTGAAAAAGTTGGTGAGAACAGGTACACAATTACCGCAACGATACCAGACACGGCAACCTATAAGCCGACACTGGCAAGTGTAAGCTTATCAGATGCCAACACAGCGACTGGAAGTCTCATCACTGGTACAAATTTTGTCAGGATCTTGAGTAGGCCAAAAGTCACGTTTGGCACGGCAACAGGTAAAAATGGCTCAACTATCAAGTCTTACAATGCTGAGGTTGTCGGGAAAAATAAATTTATCACGGGCAACGGTAGCAATTTTGACATGCTGGATTTCACAGGTTCGGCGGTCATTAGAGCAACTGTGACAGATAGTAGAGGCCTGACATCGGCACCCGTTGATACAACAATCAACGTGCTTGATTATTTCTTACCTCAGGTTGTCAGTGCGAAAATCACCAGAGCACAATCAGACCCTAACATTTTCCAATTGTCACCGATCGTTGAAATCGCACCTTTAACAGTCGGCGGTATACAAAAAAACCAACTCAAGATTAAAGTTGAGGTGGCTCCTTATGATACTGGGGTTTATACAGTTGATAATGGACCAGCCACAAACACATGGTCAACAATTTCAAAAATGAATGGTGAGTTATTAAATCTTGGTGGGTCATATGACAAAGCTAAATCTTGGCTTGTCAGGGTGACAGTTAGTGACAGTCTCAACACTGCGATGCCAATTGGTCAAACGGTGTCAAGTGAGTTTGCTTTGATGGTCAAAGCCCCAACTGGTGTATCATTTGGCAAGATTTGGGAACGTGGGATTATTGACGCTCAAGGTGATGTTTATGTGAGTGGGAAAACTGACACTAAATCATTAACAGTTGATGGCTTTGCAATAAGCAAACTGACAATTTTAAACATGATTTATCCCGTCGGCTCAATCTTTATCAGCACATCATCGGCCAACCCAGCTACAACGATGGGTGGGACTTGGACAAGGTACGGCCAAGGGCGTGTTTTGGTTGGTGTTAACGAGAGTGATACTGATTTTTCAACCGCTGGCAAAACGGGCGGTGAGAAAACCCATTTGCAAACAGTTGACGAAATGCCGAGCCATACTCATGGATTTAGAGGTGGTGGAGAGAATAACTACGTAAGAGTTGAACCATCAAGCACTTATGGTTATTCAGGAAACTCTGATAAGACAACTAATGCGACTGGTGGCAATAAACCTTTTAACATTATGCAACCGTACATCACTACATATATGTGGCTAAGAACCGCATAGGGAAAGGAGTTTTAGATGCTTAACATAACAGCAAAATATCCGCATCAATTACCAGATGGTTCAATTGATGGGACAAATGTCATTTTAGATGGCACAGACAGTCACGCAGGTTGGCACATACCACTGGTACTGCCAAAAGAGTATTTGGACAAATCTCAAGATGAAGTTTTGAAAATGTGTCAAGAAATGATTAATCAGCAACTTGATCCAGCGAAAGCTTTAGCTGAAAAATTTGATGAATTAAAGAGTGTTACAACTACAAGCTCACAATCTTTGATTGCATTGATTAGCATTTTGTATGGCAAAGGGACGCTGACAGATGAAGATATTATTTCTATTGGTTAGATTAATTTACAAGAAAGAAGGGATTTATATGATGATTAAATTATTTGCAACTGATTTATACTACGAAAAAATGACTTGGACACAATTTTTAGCTAAGGGATTTTCAGAGTATATCAACAACAAAACTAAAGAACAACTTGCACTCATGTGCGATGAAGAGCATCTAAATAAAATTTTAGCTAGCTAGTGAGGTGTATATGCAAACAATCATTGACAATTTAGCAGATTTAGTAAGTGTCATCGCATCACTTACTGTTTTGGGAAGTGCTTTGATTTGGATTTACAAAGTGCTAGTCATTAATCCCGATAATCGAATGGCTCAAAAAATTAATGACCAAAACAACAAAGCACTAAAAGAGACAGTTGAACCGCTGACAGAACAAATAAAGTTGTTGAACATTACTCTTGATTTGACAAAACAACAATCAGACGAAGTCAAAAAAGAGGTAATTGATCATGACAGTCGACTAGACAATCATGAGACACGCATTACAGTTTTGGAAAATAGAAAGGTAGGATAATTATGAAAATTAATTGGAGCTTACGATTACAAAGCAAATATTTTTGGGTTGCTTTAATCTCTCTTATCGTGTTGCTATCTCAGCAACTTGGATTTGACATCTTTCCAAAAAATTGGGAAGAAGTGCTTAACACTGTACTCAGCATCCTGATCTTGCTTGGTGTCATCAACGACCCAACAACCGCAGGGTTGGACGACAGTGAACAAGCTATGGACTATTTAGTGCCGAAAGGAAAATAAATCATGACAATTAACACAGAACAAGCCATTGCATGGATGGCTGCAAGACAAGGCAAGGTCACTTACTCGATGGCTCAAAGAGATGGTGCATCATCTTATGACTGCTCAAGCTCAATTTATTACGCTTTGCGGTCAGCGGGTGCATCTGACAATGGTTGGGCGGTTAACACTGAGTATGAACATGATTGGCTAATCAAAAACGGCTATCAGTTAGTAGCTGAAAATGAGTTACTTTATCCAAAACGTGGTGACATCGGAATTTGGGGCAAGCGTGGATACTCAGCAGGCGCTGGTGGTCATACATTTATGTTCGTTGATGAGTCTAACATCATTCACTGTAATTATGGCTACAATGGCATTACAGTCAATGATTATAATGAGATTTGGTACGCAAACGGGCAACCTTACGAGTATTTGTACAGATACACAGGTTCGGGATCAGCACCCGTAAATCAACAAGCGGTCATCTCACAATTTGAGAGAGAGCTTGATGTCAACACTCCACTCAGCAATTCTCAGATGCCATACTATGAGGCTACAATTTCCGAGGATTATTATGTTGAGTCAAAACCTGATGCTAATTCCATAGACAAAGAGTTGCTAGTTGCTGGAACCAGAGTCAGAGTATACGAAAAAGTCAACGGTTGGGCACGTATCAATGCACCACAATCCAATCAGTGGGTAGAAGATGCTTATTTAGTTGACGCTACTGATATGTAAAAAAATCACCGCTTGGGAAAATACCCTAGCGGTTTTTTATTTATTCAGAAACTTCAAACTCTTGATAATAAGCTTGAGAGTTGCAACCTCTTATAACTTGTTCCATTTCGTTATCTGATAGGCTATTTAAAATTTCGTTCCATTCAACGTTTCCAAGTTTTTCGTCAAATTTCTCAAATGCATCTTCATCATCAGAGTCATCAAGATTATTATATTCATCTTCTAATTCTGAAATGATTGGTGAGTAATAAGCTAATTCGTGGAAAGCTTGGCTATCAGGGTTCCAGTACCCATCAGCCAAGTCACGATCGATCATTTGTTCAAGAATTTCTTTGTAACTATCAGCCTCAATTTTGTAAGTAACTACTTTGTTAGTAGGTTGTCCAGTCCAAGTGATTTTCATTTTGTTTACCAGCTTTCTTTATTTGTTTTATCTTTATGATTATATTATATACAATATTGTATATATTATCAACACTTTTTAAGTATTTTTTTCAATTTCTTCTGCAAATTTTGTCAACTTACTAGCAACTTCAAATGTGATACTTTTCATTTTGATGTTACCACTTTTTATCCTTGATATTTTAGACTGTGCAATACCAGTGTTTTCCGCAATATAAACCTGAGTGTGACTATCTAGTAACTTTCTAATTTTCTTTTCGTCTGCTTTCATTATTTACCCCAAAATTCTTGTTCAGCATTTTTTCTGGCATGTTCAGCATCAGCTAATCTTGCAAATTGGCCAAGATAAACTGTTTTTTTATCAACATTGATAAATGCTTGATATTTGCCTTTTCGTTTGTTGTAATAAACCCCGCGCACGCCCGTTGTGCTTTTTGCGGTTGGTTTTGTAGATTTCAAAGACTCAGCATCTCTTATTGAGTCCATAAATTCTTTCGACGCACCCTGCAAACAACCACAGGATTTAGTTGTTTCAATTTCATTTGAATTGAGATATGTGTAATTACCGCAATGTTTACATTCGCAAAGCCAGTCAACACGTTGATTTTCACTTTCTTTTCTGATGATAACTTTAAAATTATCATTTTCATATCCAGTTAAATCTTTGTATCGTTTTCTTTTCAGGTCGTCATTTAGACAACCGCAGGATCTAACTTTTCCACTTTTTAAATGATCACCACGAACAAATGTTATTTTTCCGCATTCGCATAAGCAATGCCACAAAACTTTCCCGTTTGCGGTTCGTTTGCCAACATCACCCAAAACGGTCAGGCGCTCAAAGCGCCGTCCCGTTAAATCATTTATCTTAACCATTTATTTCTAATTCTTTCACAAATTCATCAATTTCAGCCAATGCCTCTAGCACATTATCTGTACTAATCATTGCTTTTTGAATGTGATTTGCGTTTCTAAGTGTCTTGTTAAGAAAATAAGTTTTAAAATCATGTTCTGTCAATTCTAAAACAACTTCTCTTGCAATAGCATCATCTATGTACTCATTCATCATGCTTGCTAATTCACTACTCAATTTCAAGTCAGAACTATAAGCAATTTCAAATATTTGACGCATTCTGTTTTGAGGGTTTGTACCATCAGTGTAATTTACTTTTTGTTGTTTAATTGCTGTTCTCATTTTGTTTTACCTCGTTTTGTTTTATCTTTATGATTATATTATATACAATATTGTATACTTTGTCAACACTTTTTATCAACTTTTTTTAAATTTTTTTCGAATAAAAAGATAAAGGGGGGGGGGGTGACAAGATGGACGAACCAGACAACATTGTTGCTGAATTTGACAAATGGAAACGTGAAAATCCTGAGGAGTATTTAGAATGGTGTCAAGAGCATTGGTATCTGTTTTAG